ATTCCTCATCGCGCCTGCTATGGGGTTCATCGTCACAGGGATTCTATTGCTACTCTTTAGTTTGGCTATTTCCCTGAACGGTAGGACAAATGCTGGAACGATTGCTACCAACGAAGAATGACGAACGCGCGCTGACGTTCCAAAGCATCTGGGGTGCAGGCGACACCTACGCGTTGTCTACGCGCGCAGGCACAGTCATCACGCAGGACACAGCATTAAAGATCGGCGCGGTTTACGCCTGCGTGCGTCTTATCAGCGACAGCATTTCCACGCTGCCAGTCGGCCCATATCGCAGGTTCCAGGGCGAACGACTGCCAGTATTCCCGCGCCCCGTGTGGATTGATTTCCCTGATCTAGACGTAACCCGCGTCGATCATTTCCAGCAGGTGCTTATCAGCCTGCTTGTGGACGGCAACGCATTCATCCGTGTTGTACGCGACGACGACGGCATTGTTGGCCTCATCGTGTTGAACCCGTACCATGTCACGATCCATCGTGACGGGTTGGGCCGCGTCTACTACAAGACGCATGAAAGCGAAATCATCGACCCGCGCGACATGCTGCACATTCCCGACATGCGTAAGCCTGGGCAGTTGCGTGGTGAATCCCGCGTTGAACTGTTGAAAGAACAACTGGGTTTGGCCGCAGCCCTGGAAGAATTCGCATCACGTTTCTTCGGCAACGGTTCAACCACAACAGGCATTGTGGAATTCCCTGGCAATCTGACAAAAGAGCAGGCCAAGTCAATCGTTGATGGCATCGAACAATCGCACAAGGGTTTGCGACGCGCGCACCGCCCAGGCATCCTGTCGGCTGGCGCAAAGTGGGTTAAGACTGGTGTAAACCCGAACGAAGCCCAGATGCTTGAATCGCGGCATTTGGCGGTTGAAGAAATCGCGCGCATGTTCCGCTGCCCACCGTCGATGCTGGGTGTGACAACACCTGGGGCAATGTCCTATGCGTCAGTCGAAGCGAACCAGATTCACTTCGTCACGCACACGTTGCGGCCGTACATCGTCAAACTGGAAGATGCCTACAGCAAGTTGTTGCCTGAAGGACAGTTCATAAAGTTCAACGTGGATGGCTTGCTGCGCGGCGACTCACAGACACGCGCCCAGGTCTATTCACAGGGCATCCAGGGCGGCTGGCTTTCCATCAACGACATTCACCGCCTGGAAGATATGGCCGCTGTCGAAGGCGGAGACGTTTACCGCGTGCCGCTAGCCAACGTCGATTTGTCTGCAGCGAACCTGGTCGAAATGGATCGGCGTGTGCTGATGGCTCAGCGTCTGATCGTCGCAGGTTTTGAACCCGCATCTGTGCTGCAGGCAATGGGCTTGCCGCCAATCACGCACACAGGTGTGCCGTCTGTGCAGTTGCAGGGCATCGCACAAATTGATCCTGCTGACCCTGAAGCCGTCTACCAGGTCGGCCAATGATCTACAACGGCCAAACTAGCATCAACACAACGCCTACCGCTATCGACGGCCAGGAAACAAACCCGTATCGGCTCACGTTGAAAAACAACGACAACACAGACGCAATGTTCATCGGCAACAAAGACGTAACGGTAAACAACGGTTTCAAAGTTGAGAAACTAGAGACAATCCAACTGACGCTTAACCCGCTGGAACTGTTGTATTGCGTCTCTAGTAAGGCGGGCCATGTCGTGTCGTGGCTGAAGCAGACGGAGAACTGATGCCGTACTACATCACTAACAGGCCCATCGGCTGTGACGGTTGGGCAACCATCAAAGATGACGGTGAAATAATCGGCTGTCACGCCAACAAAGACGCGGCCATTGCACAAATGGTTGCTGTGTCCATAGCGGAAGATTTGGAACCAGGCGGGGAACGCGTCGCGGAAACACGCCAGGTCGATTTGTCGCCACCCGAATACATGCGTGACGCGGCACGACGCGGTTTGGAATTGTACGCGGATGGCGAAGGCGGCGAAGGTTTGCAGGATGCGACTGTGCGCGAAGCCCGCGCGATGGCTGCTGGAGAAGTGTCGGAAGATAAGTGGCGGCGCATCGGCCCGTGGATTGCACGCCACATTGACGACCTGGATGCTGTCGATGAAGAAACACCTGTGACACCTGGGCTAGTTGCCCATCTATTATGGGGTTCAGGCCCAACAAAGTCAGATGCGCTGCGTGCGCAGCGGTATGCGGAAGCGGTAGTTGAAGCAATGGACAAAGAGAACGAACAGAACGAATCACGGTCGCTTGACGAAACCGACTACGCCTGGTCGCCACGCCAACGCAAACTGTACGAAGATTTGGAAGAGGTCGCGGAACTGTTCGGCAAGTTCGGCCAGGGCATCGACTCTGAAGGCGCGCACTATGTCGAAGCGTCACCGTTCGCAGATGAAGGAATGATTTGCGCTAACTGTGCGTTCTATGAAGGCCCGCTGGCCTGCGAGATTGTGGAAGGCCGTATTGATCCGTCTGCTATCTGCAAGTTTTGGATCATTCCGAACGACCTGGTTGGTGGCACACCAGTAGCACCGCCGACCCTACGCGTTAAGGAAAATGCTGTAGAAGAAATCCGTGCCGCGCTGCCTGAAGTGGAAACGCGTCAATGGGTGCAGGAATTTGAACTGCGTCAGTTGCCGAACGGCAAAACCCGTTTTAGCGGCTACGCAGCCGTGTTCAACAGCGACAGCGAACCGTTGCCGTTCGTGGAAACTATTGCCCCTGGTGCGTTCGACAAGACGCTGCGCAGCCGCAACAACGTCAAGATGTATCTGAACCATGATTCAACGCTGGTGTTGGCTTCGACCCGCGCCAAGACGTTGAAACTGTCCACAGACCAGAAGGGCTTGTATAGCGAAACAGAATTGCCTGACACTTCGTATGCGCGTGACCTGGCTGTGATGATGGAACGCGGTGACGTTGATTCCATGTCGTTCGGCTTCAGCGTCCCGCGTAACGGTGATCGATGGTCGGAAGATGGTGCGCGACGCGAACTGCGTGAAGTGCGTCTGCATGAAGTCAGCGTTGTCACAGGGTTCCCCGCGTACCGTGCAACGTCAGCGAACCTGCGTTCGATTGACCTGCTTGCAGAAAAGACTGGCGCTGACGCAGACAGACTGGCGCACGCTTTGACAATGTTGGAAAACGGTAAGGAACTTTCTGCGGATGACGCAGCGCTGTTGTCGGAAGCCGTCACCAAACTTCGCGCCGAACCAGCCGAACCGCCCGCATCGGTGAACCTTGCGTTGAAGCATCTTGAATTGCTGAAGCACAACTTCTAAAGTTTTCCACAGGTCGCGTGAGCCGCGCCTAGCCACCGTTCGCGGAACCGCGTCGGTATTCCACCCCATCAATTCCACAAAGGAAGGTAACGCATGTCGTACATTGATCGACAGATTGAACTGCGTAACCGTGCGTGGGAAGAGGCAAAGGCTCTTCTTGACACGGCTGCTGCAGAAAACCGTGACCTCACGGCTGAAGAGAATGAAAAGTACAACCGCATTCACGATGACCTGAACACCCGTTCGGAAGCCATCAAGCGGTTCCAGGCGGATGAGCAGCACGAAGCCCGCTTCGTTGAAGCCACCCGTGACATCAAGCGCAGCGAGATTTCGCGCCCCGCACAGAACGACACCGATGTTGTGCGTTCGCTTGCAAAGGGCGAAATTCGTTCGTTTGAGTTTGAGAAGCGCGACGTTACGACGACTTCGACTGGCGCACCCGTCCCGACTTCGTTCTACGACCAAATCGTTGAACACATGGTGGTCGTTGGCCCGATGCTTGAAACCAGCACGATGATCCGTACCGCAGGCGGCGAGGCACTTCAGGTTCCGCGCACCAGCGCATACAGCACCGCATCGCTCACCGCGCAGGGTTCTGCGTTCTCTGAGTCTGACCCCACCTTCCAGTCGTTCATCACCCTGAACGCCTACAAGTACGGGTTCCTGGTTCAGGTGTCGCGTGAAATGCTTGAAGATTCGGGCGTTGATTTGCTGGGCTTCCTGGCGCGTCAGGCTGGTATCGGCATCGGTGTCGCTGTGAACGCAGCGCTCACGACTGGTGGCGGTTCGACCGACCCGAACGGCATTGTTACGGCTGCATCGTCTGGTGTGACTGGTTCGACGGCTGTTAGCGGCGCATTCACCGCTGACAACCTCATTGACCTTTCGTACAGCGTGAACAGCATGTACCGCCGTCAGCCTGGAACTGGCTGGCAGATGAGCAACACCGCGCTTGCTGCTGCACGCAAGTTGAAGGACACGGTTGGCCAGTACCTGTTCCAGCCGTCGCTGCAGGCTGGTCAGCCTGACCTTCTGCTTGGCTTCCCCGTCTACGAAAACCCCGACGTTGCTGCACCTGGCACGGCCGTCAAGTCTGTCCTGTTCGGACACCTTCCGTCGTACTACGTTCGCAT